ATAATGGCCGGTATACTCTGGTTATTGAACGTCTCGCAGATAACATCCAAAAAAGAGGATATCGCAACAGAAAAAAGCTCCGTTTTATCAGAGCTAAGCGCAAAACTTCCAACCTTATTGTGTCCAAGCATGAGGAAGTCCGCCAAAACCGTCATAGCTATCTTCGTATCATACCTGTTGATAATCGCATTTGTGTCAAACTGTCTGGCGCCACCCGTGCTGACCAGTTCAAATTCAAATCCGTGCGGCAATACAAGTCCTTCGTACTCATCGCGGCGGACCGATTTCACCATCTTCGTGAGAGCAGCATTTATTTTTATCATTTCCGAATCCGTGTCATCCCAAATATCCATTCCTTCCGGAACATGAAACACTGGGAGACCTGCCAGATCTCGCTCAATTCCTATTGCCTCAATCTCCTGGATTCGACGTTTAAAGTACCATGGTCGATACGCATTTCTTAGTATGCTGCGCCCCTCCGGATTGTCCTTCGCGCTTTCCGTACGAAAAAGCATAGCTTTTTTTATCGGAATTGTGATAAACCCATAATCCGGCGGCGGCATCTGTGTCATCCCAATCAGGTTGTCGTGCTTGTCGTACTCCCATTTGTATAGCGTATCTTGGCTACGGATCGGAAGCTTCTGCCAGCCTATCAGCCCGTCGGAATATTTGCTGTTAGTCCTCGGATTCCTTGTTTTTCCCATCCGGCGTTTGTACACAATCTCATGCAGGCTCCATCCATAGACAAGAAACGATAAGATTTCCGAAATTGTATCGGTCCATGTGCTCTGCATGTCATCCATGCAAGATTCGATAAACTCTGCAGCTTCACGATCTTTCGCTGAATCTCCGCCAGGTTCAATATTCCACACCGTGTGCCTGATCAGCATCTTGATGGCGAACAGGATAGCGCCGATGGTATCATCATTGTTTGCCATTTCCCGATACACCTCGACTCCGCGTATCCCTTGCAGTTCTCGCAGGAATTCTTCGTGGAACACACCATTCCACCGCTTCTGCCCTATGCGGCCTATTTCCGCCATTCTGACCCCTCCTTTCTTCTAACGTTTTCTCGTCTTTTCTACCCGTTTCTGTCCTTGCAGCTCTGGTTTCGTAGTGGTTTTATCAAGCCAGGCAACTAAACCTCTGCAGTTCGGCTCCTGTTTTTCAAGCATGTCGGCCGTATTTCTCAGTGCTACGACTACCAATGCAGTGTCCGCAACGGGATGGCCATTCAAAGCCTTTATAATCTTGTTCTGGTAGAAATTTAGTCCATCCACAACAACTCCGGTTGCTTCCGGCAGTCTCTTTTCCTCAATCAGCCGGTTTCCTTTTGTGACATACGCTTCTTTCTTCTTCATTATGCCCACAGATATCTACCTCCTATTTATTTCTCCAGTAGCTGCTCTTTCCAAGGCCGGCAGCACTTTCCTGATTCGGAGCACTTCCGGTGTATTTCTTGATCTTTCCAAGATATACAGATAATGCCAGTGCATCTGCGCGGTCCGGTGAATCCAGTCCTCGCTTTTTCATTTCCTTCTTGCTTTCGACCTCCAACTTTCCGTTGCTCGCGAGGAAATACTTCCGGGACGAAAGCTGTGCGAATGTCTCCTGATCCTCCTCAATTTCGACTTCTTTGTTCTCCATGAGGTCCTTCAGCGTCGCCCACATGTGCGTGGTCAAATTGTTGTAATGCTCTGCGGCGTCTTTTCCCGCCTTGGTGTCAGTTTCTATTTTCTCCGCAGCATTGATCGGTATAACATACAGCCGTCCAAGCCTCTGTTCTCGCTTTACTTCCCTCAAACGGTCGGTAACTCCGCCTCCAAGACCGGTATCGTCTATATTTACATAGATCCTTCCTCGATAATCCGGATATTCTTTGAGAACTTTCTTGTACTGCCTGACAATATCTCCTACAGTGCGCATCAAGTCCTGCCCCCGCCTATTCGCTACGATTTGTAGCTTTCCTCTGGCGTTTCTGTATATGACTGTTTCATCGTCTCCAAATCTCGCAACGTCAACACCTAAAATGATGTACGGCAACCGCTTATCATCTGGAAGTTCAAACAAACGGCTTCCGCATTGCTCTATCGTTGAAAGAGCTATAAACACATCATCCTCTTGGTTCGGGAACTCTCCCCTGACACGCACACGCACCACATTGGAATCCCACCCATACTTCCTGATCAGCGAATCAATATTCTCTTTATTGGTCCGCTTGCTGTCTGCCGATGATACAGTATGGCACTTATATAAGGCCCGATCCCGTGTATGGCTATCGTAAAATGTTCCGGAAGTCTTGGTCGGGTTGCCGCACATAAGCAGCTTATTGTTCTCTCCTGACAAGGTACCGAGGACAGCCTCCATGATCGGATCTGCTACGCCGGACGCTTCGTCAACGATGAACAGCATATTATCCTCGTGGAATCCCTGCATGTTCTCTGGCTTTGTAGCAGTCCTCGCTACCCCAAACCAACGCTTTTCATTGCCGACCATATAAACATATGTCTTTGTCCATTTTAGGAGCCTGGAGAGCAAAGGAGAGTGGCTCATCCACTTTGAAATTTCAGACCACAGTACATCGTGTAGCTGCTGTTTCGTTGGCGCCGTTGCCACAATACGAGGGTACGGAAAACAGGTAATAAAC